TGGTATTATCAAGTTTATTAACACTAATCTTTATGCACCTAATGTTGACGATGGTAAACTTTCGACAGCAGTTGGCAACACAGCGATTGCAGAGAAAATTACGATTCAGCCAGGATTAGACGCAAACGGTGCGCCAATAAACTATTATGGTCAGCCTAACAACAACATAGGAACTATACCTTATTCTGAGATTGAAGTAAATGACGATTTTGGATTTATAACTCAAATTTATAATACAGATGAGATAGAATGAACGAAGAAAATAATGATGATCCAATTGGTAAAGCTCTTGGATTAACTCCTGTTGAAAAAGAAGTTGATACGGTTTCAAAACTCTTAGTTGATGCTCATAACGATAGTGCTAAACAAGATTTCGAAATTGCTAGAGCCAATATTCATAACATGATAGAAAATGGTCAAGAAGCTATGGTAAAACTTGCTCAGATCGCAGACAGCTCTCAACACCCAAGAGCGTTTGAAGTTCTTGCCAAGCTTATGGATACAATGTTAGCTGCTAATGAAAAATTACTAGACCTACAAACTAAAATTAGAGATATAAGCACCTCTGATACTCCAATTAACGAAAAAGCTAAAACAATCAATAACAACTTATTTGTTGGGTCGACAGCCGAGCTTCAAAAGGTTTTACAGGACATGAAGAAGAATGGCAACGCTTGAAAACGACAAAGGGTACAAAGGTAATGTACTTCTAAAAAGAGCTAACGAAGATATTGATTGGTCTCCAGAACTTATCCAAGAATGGGTCAAATGTTCTGAAGATCCGATCTATTTTGTAGAAAACTATATGAAGATTATTTCCTTGAATGAGGGTTTGGTAACTTTTAATCCATACCCTTATCAGAGAAATATGATCAGATCTTTCGTTGATAATCGTTATACTATCGTTACGACAGCTCGTCAGGCTGGTAAGTCTACAACTACTTGTGGTTTTATTCTTTGGTACATAATTTTCCATGCAGACAAAACTGTTGCTTTGCTAGCCAACAAGGGCGAAACCGCAAGAGAAATTCTCGGTCGTGTACAGCTTGCTTATCAGCACCTACCTAAGTGGCTGCAGCAGGGTGTGAAAGAATGGAACAAAGGTTCGTTCGTTTTAGAAAACAACAGTCGTGTTATCGCTTCCGCTACCTCTGCTAGTGCTATCCGTGGTTACACTATCAATCTTCTCTTTATCGACGAGGCGGCTCACATCGAGAACTGGGATGAGTTCTTTACCTCTGTTTATCCTACAATTTCTTCTGGTACCGAATCTAAAATTATCCTCGTTTCAACCCCTAATGGCTTGAATCACTTTCATAGCACTTGGGCTAACGCCGTTCAAGGTAAAAATGGATATAATCCTATACTTGTAAATTGGCGCGATGTTCCTGGAAGAGACGATAAGTGGAAAGAGCAAACCCTTTCTGGTATGAACTTTGATATTGAAAAGTTTAATCAGGAAATGGAATGCGAGTTCCTTGGTTCTTCTGGCACGCTTATCGCTGGCTGGAAACTTAAAGAGCTTGTAGAGCAAATTCCGATAACTAAAAAAGACGGTATGTATCAATACATTAAGCCCGAGAAAGGTCAAGTTTATTTAATTATAGCTGACGTTTCAAGAGGTAAAGGATTAGACTATTCGGCGTTTCAAGTAATCGATGTTACTAAAATGCCATATAAACAAGTGTGCGCCTTCAGAAATAATGGAGTTACACCAATAGATTATGCAGATATTATTCATAGAACAGCTGTTGCTTATAACAACGCTGCTGTTTTGGTAGAAATTAATGACATCGGTGAGCAAGTTTCACATTCGTTGCATTATGATTTTGGATATGAAAACATTCTATTTACGGAAAATGCTGGTCGTGCAGGTAAGCAGGTTACTGCTGGGTTTAGCGGTCGTACAGCCGACAAAGGTATTAGAACCACTAAACTGGTTAAGTCTGTAGGTTGTTCAATACTAAAGCTTTTAATAGAACAGAACCAGTTTGTTGTTAATGATTATCACACTATTCACGAATTGTCAACGTTCTCGAAAAAAGGTAATTCGTACGAAGCAGAGCCTGGAAAACATGACGACTTAGTAATGTGCTTGGTTCTTTTTGCTTGGCTTTCCGAACAGCAATACTTCAAAGACTATACCAATATAAACACTTTAATGTCTTTACGAGAAAGATCCGAGGAAGATATGGAGCACGATTTGGCTCCTTTTGGGTTCGTTTTTGATGGTAGAGAAGATTTCGGCGACCAAGAAGAATTTGAAAGATTAGTACCAGAGAGCTGGATGTGGCAAACGAATAGAGACTTCTAAAAAACTAATTTTAATAAATAATTGAAATATTTTCGTACATTCTCGTAAAAAGGAGAAAAAAATGCCATTTCAACTAAGTCCAGGTGTTAATATCAGCGAAATTGATTTAACCACAGTTGTTCCTACAGTAGCTACTACTGACGGCGCTATTGCTGGTGTATTTCGTTGGGGTCCGATAGGCCAGAGAATTCTGGTTGATTCTGAAAACAATCTAGCCACTCGTTTCGGAAAGCCAACAAACTTCAACGCAGAAACATTCTTTACTGCTGCAAACTTCTTAGCATACGGTAATCGCCTTTATGTTTCACGTGCAGCTAAAACTACAGGTTCTACTCCAAGTTTAGAAATAACTTTGGCAGCTAATACTGGTTCATCAAATAACATTTTGACAACTACAAACACTGCTGAACTAGCAGTTGGTATGTACGTTACACAGTCTAGTAACACATCAGCTGTTCCAAACGGTTCTGAGAATCTTAAAATTACAGAAATTATAAACGCTACAGCTGTAAGAATATCTACTAATGTGTTTTCTCAAGGCACTGGAGCTAGTGGTAACTCTAACGTAGTATTTGCTCGTTCTGATACAGCTTATACAGCTGTTGCAACTGAAACCAATGCCGTTGTCGCAAATATTGCTTCGCAAATTGTAAAGAATGAAAACGAGTACAGTTCACTAGATGGTACATTTGATCCGGATATTTTATATATTGCTAAGTATCCTGGTTCTATCGGAAACTCTCTAAAAGTTTCGGTTTGTAGTTCTGCAAATCAATTCAATTCTAACATCACATTGACAGACAGTCAATTAGTATTGAATGTAGGTTCAACCGTTGCGACATTAACTACTAATGCTTCAAGTAACACTCTTGCTAACACTGTGATACCTTCACTTTCAGTAGGTGATTTTATTATTGCTGGAAACAGCTTGAACAACCAGCAGTATTTAACTGTTAAAACTATTTCTACTGTTGTAAGTAATACATCTTCAAGCCTTACGTTTGGAAATACTGGTACTAACGGAAGCGTTAATGCGTTTAATGGATTTATTTCCATTAACAATATTTCAAATGGAAATTTGATCTTTAATTATGGCGACACAGTAGTTTATGCAAATGCTGCAGGAAATACTGCTACTGGCGGTTTGTCTGGCTCAAGCCGTTATATTATCTTCGAAGCAAATTCTACAGGTATTAAAATTGCTGCCGACTACCCTAAGTTTTTAACTGGTACTTCAGCAGTTACTGCTAATGCTAGCGGAGCAGGAAATAGTCACACATTTACTCTAGACCAAAAAAAATTGAGTATAACTTTTGAAGAGCCTTACAGACTAAGCAGCGATATTGTTTCAAACAGTATCCAACGTTATTGGGGATTCTTCAATGTTGTAGACACTCCTCCTGGCCAGTCTGATTATGTTCGCTTAAACGGTAACACTTCAGCTAGTGACGAGCTTCATGTTGTTGTTTCCGATGAAGATGGATTGTTCACAGGCACTCCAGGAACTATCTTAGAAATTTATAACGGTGTATCTCGCGCTACAGATGCTACAAATAATGATGGTTCAACAAATTATTACAAAACAGTAATAAATGAAACTTCAAATTACATATGGTTTGCAAAAGATAGATCATCTGGTCCTTCAAATACTGCTTTGAATTTAGTAAATGAAAGTAATAATGCTCCGCTATATATGAATATGACATTGGGTTCAGATGGATTAAGTGAAGAAAATGCAACGCTTCCAATTCTTGGAAGCGCATTAGACCTCTTTATTTCTCCAGAAGACATTGACATTTCTCTAGTGTTGCAGGGTCGCCCAATTGGCGGAACAACTGTTGTTGGTGGTGAAACAATCAATAACTTCCTACTTGCTAATTACATTATCGATAATATTTGCGAAGTTCGTAAAGATTGTATCGCTCTTATCTCACCAGATAAATCAAAGGTTCTTAACAACGTTGGTAACGAAGCATTGAGCTTGAAGAACTGGAGAGGCGCTATTCGTAACACTTCTTACGCGGTTCTTGATTCTGGATATAAGTACCAATACGATCGTTACAACGACATTTATCGTTGGGTTCCTTTAAATGGCGATATTGCTGGTCTATGCGTACGCACTGATAACACTAACGACGCATGGTGGTCTCCAGCTGGTTTCAACCGTGGTAATATTAAGAATGTTGTAAAGCTTTCTTGGAATCCTCGTAAAGCTGAACGTGATGTTCTTTATAGCAATGGAATTAACCCAGTTGTAACATTCCCAGGCCAGGGAACTGTATTGTTTGGTGACAAGACGCTACAAGCCAAGCCTTCTGCCTTTGACAGAATCAACGTTCGTAGATTGTTCATTGTTCTTGAGAAAGCTATCTCTACTGCTGCAAAGTTCTCTCTATTCGAGTTTAACGATGCGTTCACTAGAGCACAGTTCAAGAACCTTGTAACTCCTTACCTACGTAACATTCAGGGTCGTCGTGGTATTACTGACTTCTTGGTAGTTTGCGATGAAACAAATAATACTCCAACGATTATTGATTCGAACCAGTTTGTTGGTGATATCTACATTAAGCCAGCAAGAAGCATCAACTTTATCCAGTTGAACTTCGTCGCTGTTGGAACTGGCGTTCAATTCTCCGAAGTTGTCGGCAAGTTCTAATAAATAGATGAAAGCTCAAAAGGAGTAAAAATAGATGCCATTTAATATTAGCGCATTCAAGTCAAACGGTCTGGTATACGGTGGTGCCAGACCATCTCTATTCAATGTGTTCATGTCTGTCCCACCTGGAATCGGTATTGATAATGTGTCAAAAGATAAGTTCCGTTTTGTTTGTAGAACAGCGGAAATTCCTGAATCTTCAGTTTCTGTGATTGAAGTTCCTTATTTTGGTCGTAAAATCAAAGTTGCTGGCGAAAGAGCGTTTGCTGATTGGTCTGTTTCGGTGCTGAACGACGAAGACTTTTCAGTTCGTTCAATGTTCGAAACTTGGTCTAATGCAATCAATCGTTTGGTTTCTAACGTTAGAGATCCAGCAATTGCAACTGAAAATTATAAAGTTGACCTTGATATCATTCAGTATGGTAAAGACGGTTCAACTATCAGATCTTATCAGTTGATTGGTGCTTTCCCAACAGGAATTGGTGCTATTGGTCTTAACTGGGATTCTGCCAATGCTATCGAAGAGTTCAGTGTAAACTTTGCTTACGATTATTGGGTTCCGCTCGTAGAAACTTCCGATAAGAAAGCTGGTGGCGTTAACACTTATGGTGACACTGCTCTGCAAGACGGTCCAAACGGTCCAACTTAATTTACTCATTTGAATAATGATAGGGGGAACGCAAGTTCCCCCAAATTTGGAGAAATAAATGGAATTATTCGGTTTCGAGTTTAAAAGAAAAGAAGAAAAGCCGTTAGTTTCTTTCGCAGCAACGAAAGAAACTGACGACGGCGCATTAGTAATATCAGCTGGTGGTGCTTATGGCACATATGTTGATCTTGACGGTACTGTCAGATCAGAAGCCGATTTAGTAACAAAATATCGTGAAATGGCTCTTAATCCGGAATGTGATTCTGCCATCGACGAAATTGTTAATGAGTCTATTAATATTGATGACAAATTTATAGTAAAAATAGTTTTAGACGATCTTAAAGTTTCAGAACAACTAAAGAAAATTATCAGAGATGAATTTGATAA